ACTACGGAGTCACTTTTCGATGTTTTGTGGCTGGGGTACTCTAGATGATGTTGATGTTTGTATGACAAATATCCTTCAACGTGCCTTTGAAAATGATATCACTGTGATTTCACTGGATGCTGCAAATTTTGATCTTTCCATCACCAGTGAGTTACTTGTTGATGTCTTTGAATCCGTTTATTCTTGGTTCCAAATTGGAAGCATTGATCGTGAACTATGGGATGATCTTGTCTCTCATTTCGTTTCAGGTGGTCTCATAACACCTGAAGGTGTTTATACCGGTCGTGATGGTGGAATTCCGTCTGGTACTGGTTTCACCTCTTTGATTGGAACACTCGTGCATGCTTGGCTCTTCTTTTACACAGAGGAGTACTTACGTCTTTATCATAATGGATCTAAACAAGATGTTTCTCATCTTGGATCTTTTCATGGAGATGATGGTGTTTGGGTCCTTCCTGGCCTTAACCCTGTCAAAGTTTCAGATATACTAGCCCCTCTCAATATTAAAATCAATCCAGATAAGTCTTTATTTAATGCTAGAAATATCCAGTTTCTTCAACGCCTTCACTCTCTTGACTATTTAGTAGAAGGGAATGCTGTTGGTGTTCGTTCTATAGTTAGAACTTTTTGTGGTATGGTTTTCCCTGAGAGGTTTAATGACTGGCCTAGTGAAATGCACTCTGTTAGGTGGATAGCACAGCTAGAGAATTGTAAGTATCATCCACACTTCAAGAATTTTGTTAGATTCATTTCCGTTCATGATAAATTAGGTTTGGGATTAAATTACCCGGGTGGGATCGAAGGACTATTCAAATCGTGCGGGGGTACGAAGTCAGTCGTTGATAGATTGGAATTAATTTCCTATTTACCCACTCAATTTTATCGCGGTCAATCTTTAAGTTCACTAGCTACTGTAAGATTGTTAAACAGTTTTGGAGCTGAACGTGGTAGAGAGAAAAATTCACTCGAGTAGTGGGATCACAATTGGAATAAAGGCGTTCCTAATTTCTTTTAAATTTATTTTCAATGATAGATTTAAATAGAAGACTGTGATCTAGA